GTCGAACGTGTGCAACTCGTCCGGGCTGTTCAAGAACTCCTCCAAGTCGTCGACCTTCCCCTCGGACCACTTCGACTCCCTCACCGCCAAGTAGTGCTTCTCCGCGGTGGTCATCTTGGACACGATCCCCTTGATCCTGTGGTCCATGAACCCCGCCTCCTTGTCGAACAGGTTCCCGACGTAGATCTCGTTCATGGACATGCTGAACTCGATCTCGGTGTTGATGTCGAAGAAGCTGGGGATGAACACCCTGTCGTAGGAGGAGTCGGTGGACGCCATTTTGATGATCCTCTTGGACCAGTTGTCCTCCACCTTGGACATCATCATGTGGTACCAGTTCAGCTGCATGATCCTCACGTAGCTCTCCAGCCTGCTCCTGATGGGGTCGTTGTTGATGTCCCTGACGAGCTTCTCCCTCCACGTCACGTACCCCAGGGCCGAGTGCAAGAGGTACCTGTTGATCTGCAAGGACGTGCTCGTCCCCCTCTTGTGCTCCAAGAACACCAACATCATCGTCACCAGGGCCTTGTCGACCACCTTGAAGTTCACCTCCTCCATCTTGGACATCTCCAACAACTTGTCCTGGTAGTCCGAGGCGATGGCCATGATCACCTCCCTGCCCCTGATCAGGTGCCTCAGGTCGGTGATCGAGATCGTCAACCACTTCGTCTGCATCAGCCTCGGGTCGTCGTCGTAGGCGTACCAGTTGTGGAAGATGTTCGTGTCCGAGTACTCGATGTAGTCCCTGTTGCAGAAGACCTTGTACTTGATCTGGTTCTTGGCCGTCAACTTGGACCCCTTCCGGACCAGCAACGTGTAGTTCCCGAACTTCTTCATGGCCGTGTGCCCGTCCCTCTTGTTGACCACGTGCCTCCTCCCCTCCAAGTAGCAGATGTTCTCCATCAGCTCGGACACGAAGCAGGTGACCTCCCACAACCTCGTCTTCGAGATCTGCTTGTAGAAGTTGTCGTGCGACATCTCCTTGTTGAAGACCTCGTTGGAG